TGTATTTGTGGCATATATTGTGTAAGCATATCTTCCATCTTGTTGTTTTGAAATGTGTGCTTTGCTTCAATGATACTACTACCAACCATTCCATCTATTGTACCCTTGTATGGCACACCAGATATTTTGTTTTTAAATACCATTTGCCTTGAGTCTACAGTTTGCTGAGTGTTTACTTCAAACCATCTTAGGTTGAATTGTTCAGTGTAAGTACCAAGTTGTACTGCAAGTATGCTACTCAAATCTTCTGGTTCTTTTAGACCCATCTTGACTTGCCAAAGCTCATACCACTCAGCATTCATTATCTTTACGGCATCACTGCCGCCAATAAAATTCTTTCTTTCCATAACATTTGCTCCTTATATATGTATAGTTCTACTGCATCTATGCAGCAGGGTCAACATACTTATTTATATCATCCATAGTTACAACGCCACGCTCAAGCAATTGCTCACGTGATAGAGTGTCTCGAATGTAAAGATCATCTACATCCTCACCTGCTAGAATTCTTTTCTCAGCCATGCGAAATCTATCAAGGCTAAACTCTACAGACGAAGTAAGCTCTTTTACATCGTATGCTTTAACACTTTCTTGGGTTGCAGTTATAAAGGTTTTGATTGTCGGCCATGTCCGCGCTCCATGAATGGCGCGGATCTGTCCGTCAATCTTTGTTAATACACCTTTGAACATATCGTCATTGAACTGAGAGGGTATGTGTTTGTTTACATCTTCAACAATTAAAACCATTTCTTCTTTGAGTGTCTCATTGTCCATGCCAGTAGGCGGTGTATACCTACGTAATAATTGCTGTAGCCATGAACCTACAATACGAGTGCGATCATCATACTTCATTTCTTTATACTCAACCTTTCCAATGCGTACTTATCAAAGTTAATAATATCGTCGAGGCGATCAGTGTTTGATCTACCTGATATATCATCTATCTCGTCATCCCATCGTTCACCATTGAGCCATGTGGTTGGGTGCGGCACGTACTGTTTCTCTTTGTGTTCAACAGTCTCAGCAAACTTAGCTGCTGCCGTGAGTATAGTTACTGCATCTGTTTTCTTCAGTGCTCTTTCAAATGCAAGTCGAGCATGACCTTTAGCTATCTTTCTTGGATAGGTATTCCAGAAGTCATCGAAGGTAGGTGTCTCACTGACACCCCAAGTAGTATTATTATTTAGTTTAGTAATATTATTATTATTATCTTGGTGTGTCACACTGACACCCTCCTCTTTTAAACAATTGAATTGATAGATAGTTGCAGTGCCTGTTTTACCTGCAACTTTGGTTAGATAATTGTGTTCGACACAATAGTTTACTGCTCGAATAACTGAGCTCCTACTTAATCCTGACAGTTTACACAGTCTTGGTATCGTAGGATATGCTATGCCATAGAGATCCGTATGGTCCGCTATGAGCAACATAATTAGTTTTGCGTGTGCATTTTCAACTTGCCACTGGACTACTTCTCGTAGTAATATCTCAGCGTACAACATGTTTATGCTTTGACATGTTTGACTCCTTATATATAGAACCCTGTCCTCTCCATGTGGCAGGGTTTTATTTTATCCTTTTGACTAATTCCTTAAAAAGATCCTCTGACAATATCACACAAACTTTTTCTTTTCCATCTTTTCTTTTATAAAATGCTAGGTCCCTACCTTCTAAGACTTTGAAAGCATTGGGAAAACTAGATGTTGTGCGATACTTAACTTCAGCTACTAGATTTCGTCCCACCAATGACGGTAAGTGAATGTCGCCTGAGTATTCTCCTCCGAGCGAACCTGAGAGTGGGACTTTCTTTGCTTCGATTTTTTGTTCTTCGAGCCACTTGATGAACCATCGTTCATGATAGCTGCCTTTTCGCTTATTCTTGTTTGCCATATATCTTTCTCATAACAATCTAAACAAACCATATGATAGCTTGCAGGGCTTTGACTATGTAATATTGCAACAAAATATTCTGTGACAATACCACAACTATCGCACTCGCATGTGCCTGATTTAATCTTCGTACGAACAGACTTTGATCTTCGCGCCAAGTGCATCTAACCAACACGTCAACATGAAACCGGACGGCACACGTTTGTATTGTTCCCATTTGTGGATTAAAGATAAAGTGCAGCCAATCTCCATTGCAAGTCTTTCTTGTGATAAGCCCAGATGTTTACGTCTAGCTATCAAAGCATCAACAAGATCTGTGTAACTTTCAGTTACTTCTGTTGCTTTTGTGTAGTTTTGAAACTGCGCCATTGATTTTCTTTGGTGTAACCAAACCTGTGGGCCACCGTTTAGATAATCTATCTAATGTTTGATAAACTTTCTTTGCAGTTTCATAGCTTATTTCACTACGCCCATTAACTGTTCGGTAGTAAGTAGACGTAGGTATCTTTGCTACAATAAAAACTTTATGCAACGGCATGTCTACGTAACGATGTTTTTCTAGGATTTGATCCCAATAACTTTTCAACATGCCGAAGCATATGCACATATGCAGCTAGATAGTCAAGACTTCTTCCATGCATGTGTCTCATGTGCATCTAACCAATACATTGCATATCGTCTGCCCTGTTTGTTTGTAACCATACGTTTTTTAATACTCATACCAGTGTCTTTTAGATCCTTGATACGTGCGGCTAATCTAAAGCAACCAAAGTTTGCAAGGGCTGATATTGCAGTGATTGTATTGCCTTGTTCAAGATGTGCTTTGATTAGTTTGTTCTGTGACTCCATTGTGTTTCTCCTCTAAGTATTTCCAGAACGATGCTTTGAATGCTTGATTAAGAATTGTATCTATGTCTCGCATGGTATTCTCCCATCACCATTGCATTGATCGCACGTTTCAATAGTTGAACTCTCGCAACCAATGTCACGATCAAAGTTATGGGGATGCCAAACTACTTTTTCTATGTCACCATCCCCTTTACATTTACTACATTCAACAGATTCCATGTCGATTAGCATTTGTTTTACTCTACCCAATCGTTTATCTCCTCTTGCTTTGATTGATAGTTCTTTTCCCAAGCCTCGTTAGCTTCATTCATAAACTCAACTATGTTAATATCGTCACACTCCTGCATTAGAAGTGTGCCGATTTCTTGAATGCCTGTAGGCCAGTGAACATGAGGACATATCTTTTCAGCTATGAACCTCAATTGATGTGGTTTGAATTGCATCTTGCTTTGAGACATTTGTTAACTCCTCCATAGAAATAAAAAACTTTACATGCACAAAACCACCTTGCATTGATGATATTGCGTAATCATGTGGGCAAGTCTTGAGCCACCGTAATAGTGACTCAATGTTTTGAACTTGAACTGTAATCATAATGCGTACCACCTGTCTGAATTCATTGCTTTGGCGATCTCATTCTCACGCAACCGCCGAGCATTCTCTGGACTACCCAAGTGATCCGTATGTGTAGCCCATTCAGTCAATGTATTATATAATGCCCACTGATTGTTACCAATGTGGGCGCGGTTTTCATCCCACATACGCAAGAGCTCTTCGCGTCTACGCATATTGAAATGTGGATTACCTAAACTACCACGTTGTTTTACTTTGCAAAGCATATCATTGATAAACATTTCTGCTGTTTCATAACTTATTCTGTTATCAACATATGATTTGAATAAAGTATCTGATTGTTTGAACGCTTCAAAACCTGCTAAGATTTTAGCTGATGATGCTGTAACAGATACGTTAGTCGTATGCTTTGCCCAAGTCTTAGCTACAGTATTAGGTGTAGTACAACCATTCTTACACCACAGTCTGAATGCTTCAGCCATATGTTGAAATGCCCAACTGGTATCGTATGAATTGTAAAACTGAATACGAAATGTACATATATCATCTACTACTGGTTCAATCTTCCAATCAGGAAAGTTAATCTCACCTCGTAGCTTACGACCACCATCAATGATGTGTATCTTTTCTTCGTATGCAGTACCAAGAGTATTAGCTACATCATCAATAGAATCCATGATGCTGTTGACTACATCACTGTGTGTAATGATCTTGTACTTGTCCCCAACACCACGACTCATGTGTTCGCCAGTGTCAGTGCGTACAACCACACGATTGCCTTTAATTTTATTACCTTTGCGATCAAAAGTTTCTTGTAGTTCTACTGGGAAATCCCAAGTAGGATTAGTAAAGTCCAACATGTTTAACTCCTTATGTTAATGCTGATATAAATATAAATAGTAACCCAAATATGATAACAGCTTTTAATAGCTCTACCATAATATCAAATGCTTTTTTCATTCGCTACTCTCCTCTGTTGTAGCTGCGTCAAAGTTTGAGTGCTGACGCGAAGTGTTACCCCCCCTGCACCCACAAAAAAAGGGACAGCTTGGTAGCTGCCCCAAAGGGTTGGTGGCCTAAGCCACCTTTGCCTTTAGTTGAGCTAGTCTTTCTGAGGACATAGCTGGTTTCACTCGTCTTGGGGCAGGTTCCCAAGACTGTCCTGTTACTTGTTCGTAGACACTCAGGTCAGCTTGGTGACGCTCTTCAAGCAAGTTAAGCTCAACCTCGATGTTGTCTATCAGCTTTTGGATCGCATCTGCTTTGATTGTTTGTCCATTTTCCAGTGCTATCTCGTAGTCTGCTAACTTGTCAGCCAACATCTTCTTCTTGTAGACCAGTGAATTGTTTGAAGTGTAACATTCGTCTCTGGCAATGCCCGAAATAAATTGCTCGTTCGGTACAACATCCTGAGTAGAGTGAAAATAATCTAGAACGGCTAGTTTTCTTTCAACGAGTGTAAGTTGCTTCTTAGTCATGTGTATTCTCCTTGTTTCATTTGCGAGGACCATCCTCGACACAGACCTTAACAAGACAACATGGAAAACCTGTCCACTGACAGGTTGTTATTCGCAACCTCTTCCCACACAAGTTGACCTAACCGCAACTAGACACAGCTATCGCAAGAGCACTATCGCCAGTGCAAGAGGGAAGTTGTTGCGAATGACTTTTCCCTGTTGTCAAGGTCTTTGACGAGGATGACCGCAGCTTGGAACACGGGGAATACGCTATGATCTAAGACGCCACTGGAGTGAGGAAGAAAGAAAACTAGGCGGTCTAGATCCTTTGTAGTATGCTCCTCAGGTAGAAAGTTGTAGCGCACGTGCAATTTGTGCGTTGACAGAGCTGTTATACTTCATGCTATCACTGGGGGGAGAGAGGGAGAGGGGGGCTTTAGCGTGACTACAGGAGCACAAAATGGTAAACATAGCTAAGCGCGATCTAACTGATAGACAGCGTCGATTGGTTGAAGCGTTTGTAGCAAATGGCGGCAACCTTACACAAGCTGCACATGAGGCAGGATACGCTCAAGGCAATAGCGGCAGGGTTTCTGCATACAAGGCGATGAAAACTGCACATGTGCGACAGTACTTGATGGAAGCAATGAGTGATGCGTTTGGAATGAATGCAGCTAAAGCACTGGGTCGAGTTGTGCAGTTAGCATCTGGGGCTAAGTCAGAGTACGTGCAGCTTGAAGCCTCGAAGGATCTGTTAGATCGTGCAGGGTTTAAGCCTATAGACCGCTCGCAGGTGCAGGTAGCTGGGGACATTAAAGTGTCAATCGACTTGACGTGACGGGGGTGGGGTCAAAAACTGCGCGTTACATAGTGACAGTGGTGACTCACTCACATTTTTTTCTAGAAAGGTACGCAACATGAGAAAGATACACAAGAGTCCATCAGGTGGGTTGACTGAGGCAGGTAGGAAATATTTTAAACGCAAAGAAGGTGCGAATCTTAAACCTCCTGTTCGCAGTGGTACAAATCCTCGTAGGGTTTCTTTTGCTGCTAGGTTTGCAGGGATGAAGGGTCCGATGAAAGATGAAAAGGGTAGACCTACAAGAAAAGCTCTGGCATTAAAGAAGTGGGGGTTTGGTAGTGTAGCGGCAGCTAGATCATTTGCAGCGAGGAATAAGAAATCATGAGTAAGGTTAATCAAGCAGGGGTTTACACGAAGCCAAAAATGCGTGAGAGTTTATTTAAGTCTATAAAAGCAAGGGCTACTCATGGCACTGCGGCAGGACAATGGTCGGCTCGAAAGGCACAGTTACTTGCCAAGACTTATAAGGCTAGAGGTGGAGGCTACAAGTCGTGAAAGCTACACAGCGATCATTATTAAACTGGGGCAAACAGAAGTGGAGAACTAAGTCTGGTAAGAAGTCTAGCGAAACTGGTGAACGCTACCTTCCTTCTGCGGCTATCGCTGCTCTTAGTGATGCTGAGTATCGCGCTACAACCAGAGCCAAACGAAAGGGTAAGGCGGCAGGTAAACAGTTTGTGGCTCAACCGAAAAAGATTGCTAACAAGGTAAGGAGATATAGAAATGCCTAATGTTAATGGAAAGAAGTTCCCATATACTAAGAAGGGAATAGCTGCGGCTAAGAAGGCTGCGGATGAAAAGAAGAAGCCAATGAAGAAAAAGAAAACACTTATGTCAGGAAACTATAAGTAATGGCTTTTTATTTGACTAGCGGTGAATTGTATACAGGCGAAACTCACGTTCTAGCAGGAACAACTTATACTGGTAAGACAAGAACCCCCGAGTCTCGCAGGTTGGTGGAAGGGCCAGAACCCAAGAGAGCCAGAAGCTCCAATGGCAGACTCAAAGGCGATGACCCTTCTACACCAGATATAAACGAAGCGTATGCAAAACCCAAGAAGAAGGCTGCGCCCAAGAGGGTAGAACTAGAGGACGAATGAGTTTTAGTCATTCTATTTCTAAGCATGACCGCGAGTTACTACGCAGGATTGTAAAGAAAGTACACCTTCAGCATCATCCCAAAGACTTCCAAACCAACATGGAAGCCGACAAAGTTATTGATGTTATTGCTCCTGATGTGATTGAGCGTATGCTAAAGTTTGCGGTGGATCACAAAATTGACAGACTTTAAGTACAAACCTGATGGTGAAGTCCTAAAAAAATTTATGAAGGACGATACGTTCTTTCGTGGTATTCGCGGTCCTGTAGGTTCTGGCAAGTCTGTTGGTTGTTGCGTAGAAGTATTTAGACGGTCTCTTTCTCAGAAAAAAAACGATAGTGGCATACGCAGAAGTCGATGGGCTATCATAAGAAATACAAACCCACAGCTTAGAACTACAACAATTAAGACTTGGCTTGATTGGTTTCCAGAAAATGAGTGGGGTAAATTTATTTGGTCTGTGCCTTATACTCATCACATAAAGAAAGGAGACATAGACCTTGAGGTAATCTTCCTTGCTCTTGATCGTCCAGAAGATGTTAAAAAACTATTGTCCCTCGAACTAACAGGCATCTGGATTAACGAAGCAAGGGAGATACCCAAAAGTATTATTGATGCTTGTACCATGAGGGTTGGACGATTCCCTTCTATGCGTGAAGGTGGACCTAGTTGGACAGGCGTTATTGCAGATACTAACGCACCAGAAGAAGATCACTGGTGGCCTATTATGTCAGGCGAAGTTCCTATACCAGATCACATTCCTAGAGATCAGGCCAAGATGTTAGTCAAGCCTGATAACTGGGAGTTCTTTACACAACCATCTGGTATGAAAGAAGTATACAATGAAGATGGTGAGGTAGAAAATTATAAGCCCAATGATGAAGCAGAAAACAAAAAAAACATGCTTCAAAACTATTATACAAACTTAATACAGGGTAAAACAAAGTCTTGGATTGATGTTTATGTAATGAATAGGCTTGGCACTATACAAGATGGTAAGCCAGTATATCCTATGTTTGCTAGTGAAACTCATGTTGCTAAAGAAGAAATACCAGTTGCAGCAGGGTTGCCTTTGTATATTGGTATAGATTTTGGGCTTACTCCTGCGGCTGTTATAGGTCAGAAGGTAAGAAATAGGTGGCTAATTCAATCTGAGGTAGTTGCTTTTGATATGGGCATTGTTAGATTTGCAGAGGTATTAAGAAATGAAATTGCTACTCGTTTTTCTCAAGCTTCCGATGTCTATATATATGGTGATCCAGCAGGGGATTTTCGGGCGCAAACGGACGAATCTACCCCTTTTCACATACTTAGAGGTGCTGGCCTACGTGCATTTCCCGCCCCAAGTAATTCTGTGGATCTTCGCTTGGAGTCAGTGGCGCAGCAACTTAACAAGATGGTTGAAGGCAAACCTGCGTTTTTAATAGACAGACGTTGCTCTCAGCTTCTTAAAGGATTTGAAGGAGGTTATGCTTACAAACGCATGGAAGTAAGTGGTGAACGATATGCAGATAAACCTGATAAAAATATGTACTCTCACATACACGATGCACTACAATATTTAATGTTGGGAGCAGGAGAAGGTCGTGCTTTAATGTCAAACCAAAAACCTGCACAAGTTGTAAATGGTAGAAAAGACTTTGATGTATTTACCAGAAAACCAAAAAGTTCTGCTAAAAAACCTAGCGTATGGTCACTTGTGCGTTGAAATTATTTTAAATCTATGTTTTGCAAGGAAACATGATGAACCGCAAAGCAATATATAGACGCGCTGCAAGGGATGATGTTCTCTGTATTTTTGAAATGGCAAGAGACTTTCACTCTGAAAGTGAGTTAAGTGATATACCTTTTGATGATGGTGTGTTTGCTAGATACTTAGAGGAACAAATAGAAGATGATATGTCTTGTATATTTGTTGCTGAAGTAAGTGGAGAAAACGTAGGATTTATATTTGGAAGCATATATCAGCTTTACTTTTCTCAAACTTTTGCTGCTAATAGTGACATATGGTATGTAAGACCTGAGTATCGTGGTGGTTTGATAGGCGTTCTATTGCTAAAAAACTTTGAGAAGTGGGCAATAGAAAAAGGTGCTAGGTTCTTAGTTAATGGTAGTTCGTCAGGTATATCTTTGGAAAGAACGCATAAACTAATAGAAAAACTTGGATATGAATCTGTAGGTTCTGAATACAGGAGAGACTTAAATGGGTAGTTGCTTTAAAAAGAAAAAAAGTAGTCATAGCGGTATAAAAAAGACAAAAGGAGCTAAAGGCTCAAGCGGTTATGTAAGTCTTGATAGAATTGCAAGTGCAAAAAAAAATAGTGCAATCGATGATTTAAAAATGGATCTTGGCATTAAAGAAAAAAACACAGCCTATTATCGTGATTTGGGAAAACGTCAAAAGGCTTCTCAAAAAGCTCTTGCTGATATGAAAGCTAGAAGAAAAAAAAGAAGAGGTAGAGTTACTGATAATGATACAACTACTACTACAACTACAACTTCTACAACCACTGTTAATCCAGAAGTAGGTAGCACTTCAGTAACACCAGAGGATATTTACACAAGAGATCCAGATGATGCTATGGCTGAACAAGAACTTCTTGCAGCAGAAGAACTTAGAAGGCAAAGAATAAAAAGAGCTAGAACAAAACAATCTTTGCTTAGAAAAAGATTAGAAAGAAGTCAGGAAGTAGGCTCTGGGAGAAGAGTTTTATCTGGTACTGAAAGAGACTTAAATGTTCAAACCAGACAAGCAGGAAGTGGTCGTAGAGGTGGCGCAGGGAGAAGATCTTTAATTACTGGTTCTACTGGTGGAATCGGATACTATAGTAGGTTCTTATGATACAAAATTCAAAAAAATATTTACAAAGATACGAGAAAGCAAAAGCCCACAGGCAAAACTTTGTTGATCTTTTTGAAGAATGTTATGAGTATGCGTTGCCTCAACGTGAGTCATTTTACTATGAAACCGCAGGACAACGTAGGGATGATAAGATCTTTGACGAAACAGCAGTAGTTGGTGTTCAAGAGTTTGCTTCTAGATTGCAGTCAGGGTTAGTTCCTAATTTTGCTAGGTGGGCTGATTTTACCGCAGGATCAGAAGTACCAGACTCTGAGAAAGATTTTATTGAAAATGATCTTGATGAAGTAACAGAGTATGTATTTGAGATATTACAAAACTCTAATTTTTCTCAGGAAGTACATGAAGCATTTATGGATCTAGCAGTAGGTACTGGCATATTATGTGTAGATGAAGGCGATGCTATTAATCCTATAATGTTTTCAGCAATACCATTGCCTCATGTTGTTCTTGATACTGGACCTGATGATAAGATAGATCATGTCTTTCGAGAGCGTAAAAACATTAGAAACTCTGATCTTCCTATACTTTATGAAGATGCAAAGTTTGATATGAAAATACAAAATAGAATTGATAGAGATCCAGAAGGTAAATGCACAACTCTTGAGATTGTATGCAAAGATTACACAAAGCGTAATGAAGAAGCATATCTATATTATGTAATAGATATGTCTACAAAAGAAGCTATTGTTGAAAGAAAGTTTTCTGGTGTTGGTTCTAATCCATACGTTTGTTTTAGATGGTCTAAGTGTGCAGGTGAGGTATACGGCAGAGGCCCATTAATAAATGCTTTATCAGCTATTAAGACTACAAATTTAACTATTCAACTTATCTTGGAAAATGCTCAGATGGCTATATCTGGCATTTATCAGATGGATGATGACGGTATTGTTAACCCAGATACTATTAATCTAGTTCCAGGGACTATAATACCGAAGTCTCCTCAATCTGGTGGGCTACAACCTATACAAGCAGCAGGAAGATTTGATGTTGCGGATATAGTTTTAGGTGATATGCGCTTGAATATAAAACGTGCATTATACAATGATATGCTAGGAAATCCAGATAGAACTCCTGCATCTGCTACAGAAGTTGCTGAACGTATGGCAGATTTATCACGCAGGATAGGATCAGCGTTTGGTAGATTGCAAGCTGAGTTAGTGCAACCTGTACTGCAAAGAGTTATACATATTCTTAAAAAACAAGGACGTATTGAAATGCCAACTATTAATGGTCGAGAGGTTAAAATACGTTCTGTTTCTCCATTAGCACAGGCTCAATCTAATCAGGATATAACTTCAGTCTCTAGGTTTCTTGAATTAGTTAATGCTTACTTTGGACCTGAAACTACAAATATATTAATTAACTCAGAAGAAACAGCTATTCACCTTGCTAAGAAATTTGGTGTACCTGACACCTTGATTCGTGACGCAGAAGAGCGTAGACAGATAGTTGCAATGATGCAGCAAATGCAAATGCAACAACAGGAACAACAAGCAGGACCACCTATTGCCGCAGAATAGTCATATTGGTTTAGACGGAATAGCAAGAAAGAAAACAGAAGAAGATAAGATAAGTCTTAACTTTGGCGTTTTATTTTCTCAACCTACTGGTCAAGAAATTATTAAATACTTGCGTAGTATAACCATTGAAATGGTAAGTGGTCCTAATATTTCTACTGATGAACTGCGTCATTTAGAAGGTCAACGGTATCTTGTTGGCCTAATAGAGCGTCACATTCAAAGATCACATAAGGTAAAAAACAATGAGTGAAGAAACACAAGAAGCAGAAGCAACAACAGAATTAGCACCTCAAGAAGAAAGAGACTTTGTAGTTGCAGAAGATTTGGAAACAAAAGCTGATGAACGCCCTGAGTGGTTGCCAGAAAAATATAAAACAGGTGAGGACTTAGCAAAAGCTTATAAAGAACTTGAGTCTAAGCTTGGCACTAAGGATGTTGATATTAGAAATGAATTACTAAAAGAAATAGAAGAAGAAAGTTTTAAAGACAGGCCAAACTCTGCTGATGATTACCAATTGCCTGATTTTGTAGATATAGATAGCATTGACACAAATGATCCAACTCTTAGATGGTGGGCAGATCATGCTTTTACTTATGGTTTTAGCCAAGAAGAATTTGCTGAAGGATTAGAAAAAGTAATGCAAGCACAAGATGCTTATTTGCCAGACCCAGAAGAAGAAATAAAAAAACTTGGTGATAATGCTAATGTAAGACTAGAAGCTGTTGATTTGTTTGCTAGGCAGTTTTTTCCAGAAGAGTATATCGAATCTATAGAAGATTTAGCTGCTACGGCAGAAGGAGTACAGGCTTTAGAATTTATTATGGCTAAGTTACAATCTCCTGCAATTGGGTCTGATGCTGCTCCAATAGGCAGAATTACTGAAGAAGGTCTTAGAGAAATGATGGCTGATGAAAGATATTGGCATCCTGCACGTAGAAATCCAGATTTTATTAAACAAGTTGATGAAGGCTTTCAAAAACTACATAATCAATAAATTTAATTTGTGCGTTGCATTTTAAATAAAATTATTGTTTGAATGGGTCATTACGACCCATATCGCATTGATCGGCCCTAATTGGATACCCGAGTTGATATGTAAGAGTGGATACTCGTAGCAATCGGAAACTCAATTTAGGACTGTAAAAATGGCTAATACAATAGACCAAGCCTTTATAAAGCAGTTTGAAACTGAAGTTCACATGGCGTATCAGCGTATGGGTTCCAAGCTACGGAATACTGTTCGCTCTACAAATGTGTCAGGTTCAACTGCACGATTCCAGAAAATAGGCACTGGATCAGCGTCAACAAAATCAAGAACTGGTAGTGTAACTCCTATGGAACTCGTACACACCAATGTCGAAGTTTCAATGAGCGATTTCTATGCTGCTGAATTTATCGACAAGCTTGATGAGTTGAAAACAAATATCAATGAACGACAAGCTGTAACACAATCTGCGGCTGCTGCTCTTGGTAGAAAAACAGACGAGCTTATCATTGCTGCTATGGATGCAGGTGCTAACTCTACTCAAATACATGATACTAACTCTGCTCTTGCTAAAGCAGATCTTCTATCATTGTTTGAAACAATGGGTACGGCAGATGTTCCAGAAGATGGGCAACGCTATCTTGCAATGTCTCCAGCAGGTTATGCTGATTTGTTTTCTATCAATGAATTTGCATCATCAGACTTTGTTGGACCGCAAAACCTACCGTTTGCAGGTGGCATGACAATGAAAGAATTCTTAGGCTTTAAGATCTTTTCAACGTCTGCTGTAGCAGGTGGTAAAAACTTTGCATACCATACAAGTGCTATAGGTCTTGGTGTGAACTCTGATGTTCAAACTGAAGTAAACTATGTTGCTGAGAAAGTATCTCACTTGGCAACATCAATGATGTCAATGGGCGCAGTAGCTATCGATGATAACGGTATCTACGAAGTCCTAGACAATAACTAAGAGGGGGATCTTAAATGGCTTATTCTGCATCTGGTCTAACTCGTATGGCAGGTGGTGGTGGTCATAACCTTTGGTTTTATGACTCAACTGATGCCATGACAGCGGTTCGCGCTTCTGGTTACTTTAATGACGCTGCAAGCATGTTAAATGTTGGCGATGCTATTTTTGTACTAGATAGTGATGCTCCTGCTCTCAGCATATCACTTGTACTATCTAACACTGGTTCGGTAGTAGATATTGCTGATGGTACAGCTATTACCGTAAGCGACAGTGACTAATAGAGTGGGGGCATTAGCCCCCCTCTTTTATAGGGGTTTATAATGGCACTAAGTACACCTGCTAATAGCGCAATTGATATTTGTAGTCGTGCTCTTATCTTAGTTGGCGCAGAGCCAATTACTTCTTTTGAAGATGATACAACTGAAGCCCTAATTGCAGGGAATATGTATGAAGATATTGCAAGAACTAATCTTACATCTACACGTTGGCGATTTGCTACAAACCAAGCTGTATTAAACAGATTAACAGATGTTCCTACTGGTAGATTTGATGCTGCATATCAATTACCAGATTATCTTTTTGTTCATGCTGTAACAGTAAGAGATCTTCAAATAGAATATAATATATACGGAAATAAAGTTTTTTGTGATGCTAGTGTTAATGATGAATTAATAGTAGATTTTACATACAGGGCTAGTGAGGTTGATTGGCCTTCGTATTTTTCTCTCTGTGTTGAATATGCAATGGCAACTGTATTTGCTACTGCATTAATAAGAGACACAGCATTATCATCTTTAATGTCAAGTCAATATGATTTTCTAATAGCAAAAGCTAGATCAACTGACTCACAGCAACAAACAACTAGAAAAGTTACAACATCGAGGTTTATTACAAATAGGCGCACTTAATGCAAAAAGCACGAGTACCAATTACAAACTTTCAATATGGTGAAATAAGTCCGTCTTTGGTTTCAAGGACGGATTCTGCTATTTATAATTCTTCAGCACAAAGCATTAAAAATTTTTTTATAAGAACAGAAGGTGGTGTAGCTAAACGTGGTGGGTTTCAAGCATTACATGACTTTACTGCTGTAACAGAAAATACTTCAATACGGCAACAAGTAAGACTAATACCTTTTGTGTTCTCAGATGATGAGCAGTATGTCATAGCTTTTTCTCATCAAAAATGTGAAATATTTTTTATTAATCCAACAACAGGTGCATTAAGTTTAGCAACTACCTTAACTCAAGATATTAATAATGCAGCATTGCAATGGGATCAGGCATATCTTCATGAAATAACATACGCGCAAGGTGGAGATATTTTATTTGTTTCTCATAATACATTTATGTGTCAGCAAATAGTAAGAACAGGATTAAATAGTTTTCAAGTTGAGCAATTTAATTTTCAGCTTCAAGCAGGTGGAGCAAGAATATATCAACCATATTATCATTTTCATCCTACTGGCGTTACTCTAGATCCTTCTGCAACTACTGGAAATGGAATTACTATAACTACAAGTGCTCCTTATTTTGATACTACTGGTAAACATGTTGGTGTAAGTTTACTTTACCATGACTCTGAAATTAATATAACATCTGTTCAATCTTCTACTCAAGCTACTGGTAATGTTGTTGATGAGCTTTTTGTTCAGCTTGATCCTAGTGCTATAAGAACAATAGATGGATCGTCTACTATTGTTATTACACATGTAAATCATGGGCTTTCTGCTAATGATGCAATTACTATAAGAAATTCAACTTCTGTTGGCGGTATTGCGGCATCTAATATTAATGGCTCAAAAACTGTAAGCAAAATTATTAATGAGAATGAATATACTATAGTTGCAGGAGCAGCAGCTAATACATCTGAAGATGGTGGTGGAGTTATTGAAATTGTTAGTCATGCCCCAACAACAGAATGGATGGAGCAATCTTATTCGGAGCTAAGAGGTTATCCTGCTGCTGTTGGCTTTCATGAGAACAGGTTATGGTTTGGTGGTACACTTTCTCAACCTGATACTGTTTGGGCTAGTAAGTCGGGATTGTTTTATAATTTTGATATTGGTACTGCTCAAGATGATGATGCATTAGAACTTGTTATGAGCATTGGTGAAGTGGCTACTATACGTCACTTTGTTTCAAATAGAGATATACATATCTTTACTGCAGGATCAGAGTTTTTTATTCCTACTTTTGAAAATCAACCTATTACTCCATCTAATGCTAGAGTTAAAAGACAAACTGCTTTTGGTTCTAGTTTTGTAAGACCACAAGCTTTTTATGGTGCAACAATCTTTAGCCAGATTGGTGGTAAAATGATACGTCAGTTTGTGTTTGATGACAGTCAACAAGCTTATAAAGCTGATCCTATATCATTGCTTTCTTCTCATTTAATAAGTGACCCTGTTCAAATGTGTGTAATTAGTGGGGCAGTAAACACGGCTGAGTCATTTGTTTTTGCTCAAAACTTTACTGGTGAGATAGCTGTTTATAATTTGAATAGAGTTGAGGGTGTTGCAGGGTGGACAAGATTTGAAACAAACGGTTCTTTCCATTCTGTTACTGCTATTGATAATAGGGTTTTTGCTGTAATTAAAACAGATCTTGGATCTGGTACAAATAGTTTTGTATTTACTGAACTAAATCAAAACGTAAGTTTAGATCTTGGTAATACATACTCAGGAAGTAATGGTGTATTTACTGTATCAAACTTTTTTGAAAATGGGGCAAAGGTAGATGTCATAAGTGCTACCGATTATTTAGGTGAATTTACAGTAGCTAATGGTCAAATTGATGTTTCCTCTGTAGATGCTTCTCTTTCAAGTTGTCAGGTAGGTTTTGGTTTTGATGTAGAGTTAAAAACTAATCCTATAGATGTTGGCACCTCTATTGGTCCAGAAACAGGACAGCCCAGAAGTTTAAGCAGAGTTATACTTGATATGTCAGAAACATTATCTGTTTCAGTAAATAATAAAAAATTAATTATAAGAAAAGTAAACAATGACTTTAGTCAGCCAAGACAGCCAGTTACAGGTAAGCGAGAGTTTTATTTACTTGGTTATAATAAAGATCCGCAGGTGACAGTTACTCAAACTGCACCCATGTTTATTCAAGTTAATGGTATAGTTGCAGAGGTATCTTTCTAATGGCTATAGATCCGATTACTGGTATTACAACTCTTATAAGTCTTTTTGGTGTTAAAAAACAATATGACTTTCAAAAAGCAGAAGCAAAACGTAGAGCTGAAATAGGTGTTTTTGAAGCAAGACAACATGTTAATGATTTGTTTCTTACTAAGGCTCAAGCAATAGATGAGTCTAATAGACGTATTAGAGATATGCAGATTGCTGAATCTCAGAACATTGCTTTTTTTAGCGCATTGGGTAGGGAAGATAGATCTGTTGGTGCGCTTCTTAAAGAAAACAGAAGAATTGCATCTGAAGATTTAGAAGGCATAGAAAGATCTGCTGAACTTCAAGCAGCTAAATTAGCTACAGCTTCTTCTGTTGCTTACAAGTATGGGCAAGGTGCAGCCGCAGGATTAAAAGCTGAAGCAACTGCAAACCTTATTACAGGCATTACAAACATTGCTAAAAACTTAGATCCAAGTTTTTTTAGAGGAACTGGCTAAATGGGTGTTATTAGAGAAAAAAGACAGGTAGGTAGTCTTGGTCCTGTAGGTGTTATTCGACAGCAAAGCAGTAATCAATATCAAAGAATAGCTGCTGCTACAAATAAACTAACAGAATTAGCTATCGGTGAAATGGGAAGGCAAGCTGCTATTAGTGGTGAAAAGCTTGCTCAACAAGAATCTTTATCAAATATTACAACTCTTAATCCTATTACAGGTAAACCAGAAGCACTTAGTTGGGTAGAAGATAATAGTTTTTTAGGTCGAGTAGGTAAACAGGCATATGAAGAAACGATAGCTAAACGATTTCAGTTTGAGATTGATAACCAGTTAAAAGTAAAAGCCAAAGAACTTGCTATTAAATATCAAGATCAAGATGGTGGTGTAGAACTATTTAAAGATCAAATGCACCAGTATATTGATAGCATGGCAAGTAACTCTGAAGCTACTGGCTATAGCAATTATATAATGCAGTCAGGCGTAAGTCTTACAACTACAACAAGCCTTAACCTTATGGACAAGGCGGCAGCAAGAGAACGTATTAAGACAACAAATAGTATTATTCTTGGTCTTGATGAACAGTTAGATGCAATAGAAACTCTTACCTCTGCTGGTGAAACTGACAAGGCTCAACTTCTTATAGATGATATACTTAACACAGCAAAAAATGCAGAAGGATCTAACCACCTTACTGCGTCACAAAGAAAAGCTTTTGAAGATAATAGTGCAACAAGATTTGCAATAGGAACTCTTAGAAATAGAATGGCAAATCTTACTTCTCCTCAAGCGGAAAGAGTTTTAAGAGCTATAGCTTCTGGCAGTGCAGCTAATTTAAATGAACAACAACATTCAGAAGAACTAAATATTCTTGGTGATGCGTTAAGATATTTCAGAACAACATCAGAAGATGGAACTGAAATAACTGACTATGATGCTATTAGAGCATTAGCACCTATTGTTGAGCAACAGAAGTTAGAGATACAAAGACAAGAAAAAGAACAAAGAGTTTCTAATAATCTCATAGACACAGAAAACTATGAAGCTATGGCTAGTAGTGCAAGAAGTCTTGGGGAAAAAGTTCTTGATTCTGACGAAAGTTCTGAAAATAAAAAGAAGTTAATATTAGATAAATATGATGCTGCCGAAGCAGAATTAGATTCAAGAGAACTTGATGAATCTAGAAAACTTGGGAGTTCAATAACTACTGCTCAAAAACAAGAGTTAAGAACAGAAATATCTAAAGGGTTGCTTATTGAAGCATACGATGATCTTCAAGCTAGTGGGTTATCACCTGCGGAAATAGTAGATAGTCTTAAAGGAAGTTTTATAAGAAGAAACACTGGCAACCTTACAGGCAAAGCTAATACTGCTATGTCAACTGTTATTGAATTAACAAATCGTGGAGCAATGAGTGCTGCTGATATAGATGAATTTATTAATGATTTATCTGATACTGATTTTAGAACTACAGAAGCATATAAACAAAAACAAAGAACATTAGTAAGTGATACAATCAAAGATTATACAGAAAATGTATCAACGCAATATGATGAAGGTGTTGAGTTTATAACTAACACTGAGTTTCTTTCTGAAACACAAAGGCAAGCTGCTTTAATTAATTTTGAAAGAGCTAAATCTGATAACATTATTGGTAATGTTATTACAGACGAAACAACGTCAATGGATTTGCAAGCTGCTATGAACTATGCGGTAAATGAGGTTGAAGAAAATTTACCACCAGAACTTAAAGCTGCTGTTGATGAAGCCCTTAAGTTTACTAACAAAGAGGCAATTGCTGGTCAATTAAATGTAAGGCAAACTATTATTGAAGGAGTAGAAGCAGATAATAAAGCAATACAAGAATCTGTTAATATAAGAACTGATTTGATTAGTGGAAATTTTATAGAAAGAAATTCTGCAAATGCAGATGAAATTCAAGATTTTATTCTTGAAGCCGCAGGAATGGGAGAAGAGTTTTTCTTTAGCGAGGAGGCATTTAATCCTAATAATACAGGCGCACTTCTTTTATCAAAATCTATGCAAGCAGGAATATTGCCACCTGCCTTAAAACAAATGTTTCAAGACTTAGCCGCAGGTGCAGTTAAGGGAACTGAACAAGATCTAAACATCCTTACTTTATATGAGCAGTTTTCTCAGCAACCAAGAGGAACAAATGCAAAAGTAAATCTTTTTAGCGGCATAGGATTGGGAGATAAAACATTAGCAAGGCTTGCTTCTATTTCTGCTGCAAGAAAAGTAACTGGTGAAGATATAGCGGATATAGCTACTAGATTAGCTCAAGCTGATACTGAAGAAGTGAGAACATCTATGATGCGAAAGTTTGGGGATCTTTATGACAAAGAGTCTCTAAGTGCTAATGATTTTGTTCAGAGAGCAGTGCCTGATGCAAGAACAAATCCACAAGCAATAAGAATGTTAGGTTCTTTTGCTATGTATATGGGTTCTTTGGGAATGGAAGCAGATACTATAGAAAGTAACCTGCAAGAGTATTACAATGGTATGTTTTCAGAAACAGAAGGTTATGTAATGGACGTTGCTTCTGAGGGTGGTAATAGGTCTAGATATTCTTTTAATCATTTGTTTTCTGATAAAAGGGTAAAAGATTTTTTTATCAACAAAGTTAATAATGAATTAATGAACTTAATGATTGATTCATCAACGCCAAACGATTCTCGAATAGCTTTAAGATTATCTACAGAAGATATAGATAACAGAGCTTTCTTGATGCCAATGGGTGTATCTCAAGGTGGCGGTGTAAGATTTATGGCTGTCTTTAGACAGAATGGTAACTTAGTTCCTGTACTAGATAAAACAGGTTATCCAATAGGATTTAGTACATCAGAGCCAGATGTTGCTGCATTTGCAAAATCTATTAATAAAGAAAGCTATCTAAAAACTTTAGGTATGGATGAAATAAATGATATTAGACGCAACAAAATAACTGCTGACGAGATTATTGACAGCACTCAATCAGGTCCAGAACAAGGTTATATTGTTCCAGAAGGTGCTCAAGATTCACCGTATGCAGGAGCAGGAATGAATTAATGGCTGTAAACATTCTATTCCAAGAAGGCCAGTTAGGTGCTCTAAATAACTTTGATGCAAACGAAAAAGACCCTAAGTTCTTTGATGTTGTTGGTGCTCAACTTAACTACACTTATCAGCCAATAATAAACCAAGCTAGAAATGAAGCACAGTTTGGAAATGTAGAAACAGACTTTGACTATGACCCTAGACCAGATATGGAAGGGTATGAAGAATACTTTGATACATTAGTTCACGCTAAAAATTCTGAACATATGAGTGTTCTAAAGTCACAATTATCTGACCTTGAAGAAAACAGGGAGGTAATGGCAAGAGCAGGTTTCTGGACAAACGTAGGAGCAGGTTTCTTTGATCCTGTAAATTTAATAGCTTTACCTTTTGGTGGCGCAACTATTGGGCTTGCAAGATCTGCTGTAAGAGGTGGTGTTGCGGCAGGTACTACTCAAGCTTTTCTAGAAGGCATAAGAGCTCCTTATGATCCTACTGGTACATTTGGGGAGGCTGCGTTAAATATTGGGGCAACTACTGTATTTGGTGCATTGCTAAATAGTGCAGTTAGTATTCCTATGACAAGAAGGGCAGATGCCTTTCGTAAGACGCAACAATCACATGAAGAGTTTTTAAGAGAAGCAGGTATTACTGAACAGGTAAATACACTTAGCGCAGAAGATGTCGTTAATCTTAGACCTCGAGAAGAAAGAACTTACAAAGGCAGAACAGATCAGAACTTAGATGATACTATTGCTGTAGAAGAACAAATTGTATTTGGTTCTACCAAAAGAATAGAAGAAATAGACGAAACTCTTAAAAAGAATATAGACGAGTTAGATAATGAAAAGATAGAAGATCTTCTTAGAGAACAAAATGCGCTAACATCTAAAAAATCTCAGGCAGAAATTTCTATTTCAAATATAAATAGGGAAAGAGCATTAAGAAAAATAGAAGATGCAAGAATTGAAGGTATAGATGATCCGTATGATCTTGCTCCTAATTTATTTATAAACAGTCCATTCTTTAAATTTATACCTACACCTATAAAAAGCGTTCTTCAATCTGATGCTGCTGACTCAGCTAAGAAAGCTATATTGCAGCTTACAGGTGATAGCGGATTACTTCTTGTGATGAACAAGTTTGGTTTATCTATTGGCCCTTCTGTGTTGCAAAAAGCTAAACTTATGGAAGGTGAATGGGTAACATCTAACAATAGTTTAATTAGACTGTGGTCTGAAAGTCTTGGCATTAAAGACCCTAGTAGACCTCTTGGCATCAATGTAAACGATGCCATTGAACGTGCAGCTAATGTTGGAAGAAAAATTAGGGGTAAAGAACCTAATGGCAGATCTTACAATGAATGGCTTACAGAAGTTAATAACAAAAGAATTAACAAGGTTGATAATTTAACAGATCAGGAAAGACAGGCTGTAAATATTATTGATCAATTTTTTAAGAAGTATGCAGACAGACTAGAAAATGTTGGACTTCTTGGCACTGAAAAAAGTATTGATGCTAGAGTTAGGCAAAACAAAATTAAGCTAGAAAGAGCTAAAGAAGATTTTGCAAACTTTGAAACAAATTCAAAAAAATGGAGAAAAGAATACAAAGAAAACTTTAATAGGATTAACGATCATTACAGAAATAAAATTATTAATCTTACTAGAGCCATAGAAGAAGATGAACTTTCTTTGGAGAACTTTCCGCGTGGAGTTATGCCAGCTAATGAAGATGTCTTTATGCCTAGATATTGGGATATAGGCAAAATTAAAAAGAACAGGGCCGAGTTAGAAAAGATTATTGCTGATTGGTACATGAGCAATCCTACTGTTTATGTAAAAGAAAATGGTAGATACGTTAAGAAAGAATTAGATGGTAGTCTTAAAGCTGCTGAAGATAGAGCTAAGAAAACTGTTGATAACATCTTAGGTATTAAAGATATAGTTGACCCAGAACAAATATCTTATGGATACGGTAAATCAAAACATTTAAGGCATAGAGAATTAGATATACCTAACAGTCTTGTTCTTGAGTTTATTCATACTGATGTAATGGCTATTATGAAAGCCTACGCTCATAGAACTGGTGGTATATATCAGTTTCATAAAATGTATGGCGGTAGATCTGTTAAAGAAGTTGTTGAAGATACTGAGTTGGAAATGCTTATAGCAGGTAACTCAGCTAAAGATATTAATACATTTAAGAAAAACTTTAAGGGTGCTTATGATAGGATTGCAGGTTCACCTGTTAGAAACTTTGACAGGATAGACTTTCAAGCTGCACAGATAATGAAAGACTTAGCATACATGAATTACATGGGTGCAGCAGGTTTTTCTGCTATACCAGATTTTTCTCGCATTGTTATGGAACATGAGCTTGGTGATATTCTAAAAGGTTTATTAGATGTTTTTGACAAGAA